CCAATTCCTCGCCGATGTTGTCGATCACGAGCTGCGCCCGCGGCTCGGTGCCGTCGACGTCGTCCGGTAGGTGCGCATCGAATGCCAGCGCGGTATAGGTGATCACGGATTGGAGAGGCCAGTACCCCACCAGCCCGGGTTCGGTGCCGGTCAGGCGGATGTTCATGTCCGCCTGAATCTCGGCTTGCGTGCGGGCGACGTTCCAGAGGCGGAAGTCCGTTATCTGCCCGAGCAGGTAATCGTCTCCAATGAGGATGTCGTAGTCCAAGCCCGGGCGCTGCGAGATATCTCCAAGTCCCGAAATATCGAACGTATCGGGGCTTGGTGCGCCGTTGATATACAGCCGCAGGATATTCGTGGCGCGGTCGATTACCCATGAAATCCGGTTCCACGCATCGTTGAACGCCGCGCCGGAAAACGTACCGGTGAGGGCGTTGGATGACGAATCCGTGAGCGTGAAAGCGAGTTGCCCGGGGTTTGCGGTGTCATGGTGCAGCGACAATGCGGGGCCGCCTCTCGAGGCAGTGTGCGTCACGACGCTGCTCGTGTTGCTGTCGGGGGCCTTTACGAACGCCTCCATTGTCCAGCTTCCCGAGCCGGGGTATTGCGCGGGGGCGTAGGCCAGATCGACATACATCTTGTTGATGCCGTCATACGCGAGCGCCCCGCGAATTGCCTCGTTCGGCCCGTCGGTCGTCCAGACCGGGCCGCCTGTCAGCGTGCCGTCGTTGCCGTTGCTCGTGAGGTCCGGCGCGGTGGTGGGCGTCGGGTCCGTGCGGAGCACGTCCTCGGTGTGCTGCGCCACGCGCACCGGTTCGGCGAGATCGTCGTGCTGGATCTCCAGCAGCAGGACCGGGCTGTCGTCGGCCGACAGCGCGTTGAGCTGCGCGCGCCCGGCATCGGTGTACGGCCTAGACATCCCACGTCTCCAGTGTCACCTCGAGGATTCGCCCGATCGGGTTACCTCCGGTCTCGGCCTGCGCGCGCCAGTTGCCGTTGAGCAGCCACGCCGTCTTGCTCACGCCGTCGAACGGGTCGATCCAGTTGAACGACGAGGCGCCGTGATTGATCGTGTTCTGGTACCACTCGCGCCACTGGATGAATTCTGCGTGCGTGAGCCGATATCGCATCTTCGTGTGCAGGAGCTGTTTGCCGCCGACGCTTCGCCGCTTCGGTGGCCCATGCTCGACCGTCGAGGTCATCACCAGCGGCACCGGGGTCTGCTCCACTGGGGGGATCATCTGTCCAAGGTTCGGCCAGTCCGCCATCCTATCGCCCGCCCTTGCCCATCATGCTGCGGAACCCGCGCGTGATCGGCCCGTTGGTTTCCTGATCCTTTAGCACGACGCTCACGACCATGCCATCGGCGTTCTGCCGCAGCGTCGGGTCGCCCTCGACGGTCTGTGGGGTGCCTTTGTTCACCACCTCGACGGACACGTTCGCCGGCATGCCCCCGCCGTTCGCTCGGTGTCGTGGATCCTGTCGCGTGAGCACTTCCTCGCCCGCCTTGAGAATGGCCGGCACCTCCCCGCCGCTATGGAAGCGCGGCGCGCCGAGGAAGGCCAGCGGGCTCACCTCGCGCCGCACCCCGCTCGCCCCCGCGATACCGCCGGCATGGTACTGCCCCGCCATGAGCTTGCCGAGGCCCATCGACTGCCCAAAGCTGGTCGATGCGATGTACCGGAGGAAGTCCTGCGCCGCCAGCTCGGCCGCCATGCGCCGGATGGCGTCGGCGAAGTCCTGCACCATGCCCTCGACGCCGTTCTTGAACGGGTCGAACAGGAAGTCGGCGAACGCGCTTTGCATGTTGCGCGCGGCCTTGATGGCAAACTGCGATATCTGGTCGCTTCCTTTCTCCGCGCGCTGCACGAGCTGCGTGTAGTCATCCGTGACCTGTTTCACGCGACGCGAGTAGGTCTCGAAGCTGATATCGCCGGTTGCCAGCAGGTCGTTGAGGTGCGCGATCGTGGCCTGATAATTCTCGAGCGGGGTGCGCGTCTGCTCGAAGATCTTCGCGGCCTCCTTCGCCCGCCTCGCGGCCTGCGCGCCCTCTCCGCGGAACCCCGGGGCGCCGCTGTTCGGGTTGTCTTGCCCGACGAATGTCTTTCCCTTGTTCGCGGCCTTGACCGCGTCGTTGTACTCCTTCGTCGCTTTCCTGATGCCGCGGGCGTAGGTGTCCCATTGCAGTGCGCCCACGTCCAGCAGGTGGTTCATCTTCCCCACCTCGATCTGGTACTTCTCGAGCGCGGTGCGCGTGTTTTTGAAGATCTTCTGTGCGGCCGACTTGTCGTTTTCGGTCGGGCCGGTCGGGGTCGACGTGTTGCTGGATCCGCCCGGGTGACCGGTCATCGGGCCGAAGGCGGCCGCAGGGCTGGACCCGCCCATCCCGACGCCGGAGCCGTAGACCGTGCTGGTCAACGCCTCGATGTGGCGAATCTTGTTGAGCAGGTCGAGCCGTTCCTGAATCAGCTCGTTGCGCTTCGCATCGTTTCGGATGGCAGCGCGCCCGGCCCGGGACGGGTCGCGCTTGTCCATCTTGTCCAGCTCTTGGTTGATCTCGTGGACCCGGTCCTTCATGTCGCCGAGGCCGCCCGAGTATCCGAGGCCGCGCGCCACGGCCTCGCCGAGCCCGGTCAGGAAGTCGGCCATCTTCGCCGTGGCCTTGGCGATCACGTTGATCAGGGTGGCGAAGGAGCTGATCAGCTCGCCGAGCCCGCGCTGCACCTCCGGGTCGGTCAGCGTCTCGCGCAGCGTCCGCACTGCGTCGGCGAACGACCGCGTGAAGCTGTTGTTTTGGGTCTCCAGCTCGAAGATGGAATTCTTCAGGTGGTTCAGCTCGGCATTCAGCGACCTCGACGCCTCCTTCGCCGCCGGCCCGTATTCCTCGTGCATGATGCGGCCGAGCTCGACGAAGAATTCCTTCGCCGGGATGCCGCCGTTTTTGAGCATGTCCTGCAGGTTGCCGCCCATGCGATTGGCGGCCTTCGCTGCAAGGTCGAACGTCTTTGGCAGGGATTGCGCGATGGCCCGCAGATCCTGCATCTGGATCTTGCCGAGCGACATGCCCTGCTCGACCTGAATCAGGATCCGCTGGAATTCCTCGGCCGGGGCGTGCAGGACGGTCATGCCCTCGGACAGCCCGCGGAATGCCTCGTGCAGCTCGCGCGTGGTGACGCCGGCGGATTTTGCGGAGGCCGAGAGCCGCGAGTAGCCCGTCGCCGTCGACTGCAGGCCGAGCCCGAGCTGGTCGGAGATCCGCTTCAGATAATCGAACTCCTGCCCGGCCGATTTCGCGTCGCCGGTGACCGACAGGAGCGTGTACTGGATGCGCTGCAGGCCGGTGTTCGCTTCGGCCAGCGCGCTGGCGAGGCGCACGCCGAAGTAGACGGCGGCCGCGGTCCCGGCCGCGATCGCCGCCTTCTGGACAAGATTCATCGCCCCCTCGAGGCCCTTGGCCTCGGTGCGGGTCTTGCGCATGCCTTCGCGCATGCGGCGCGTGTTGTCGGGGATCTGTTTGCGCCCCTCGGCCTCGAGGCGCCGCACGTCGTTGGCGAGCGATTCGACGTTCCGGGCGCCCTCGACGAGCGCCCGGATCTTCATGTCGAGATTGAATTCGTCAGCCACGGCCCGCTTTCTCCAGACGCCGGCTCAGGTCAGTCAGGGCTTTCTCGTCGCCCCATGCCCCCGCGCGGACGGCGGTGATCTGCGATTGGAGGGTTCGGGCCTCGGCGCGCACGATCGCCCGGTGGAATATCGCGGCCTGCCTCACGGTGTAGCCGGCCACCTCGGCGCGCGGGTGGCCGTTCCCGATCAGGAGCTGGACTACGTCGATCCAGAGGTTTGCTGCTTCGCTTCCAGAATCCGGTCGCGGTGCTGTTCCAGCATCTTCTGAACCTGCGGCAGGACGCGGTGGGTAAAAAAATCCACGTTGACCGACACCACGGCCTCACATACGCGGATGGCGTCGTCGATGGGGAGCGCCTCGGCTTCCTCCTGCGTCAGCTCCGTGGCGGCCGCGATAGCGGCGCACAGGGCGTCTGCGTGCTCGAGCGCCATCGTCATCATCGACTCGGCCCGCCCCGGGGCCTGTCCGTCGCCTTCGCCTCCGGCCTCGCTGGTTGCCATCGCCTCGGCCAGAATCGGCCAGATCGGCTTGAGCGCCTGCGAGAACCGCCCGAGCTGCCCGAGGCGCACGGCGCGCACGGTCAGCACGCGCGAGTCCGACAGGACGAGCTGGACTTCCGTGTCCGCGCTCGCCTCGTCGGTCCCGAGGGCTGCGTTCAGATCTTCCTCGGGGGATCCCATTACGCGGCCCTCGTGGCGAGACAGACCTGCCCGAAGCCGGCGATCTCGCGCACCGCGACCGTGAACTGCATCTCCTGCACGGTGTCGCGGCTCTTGAACGGCAGGTTTCCGCTCGGGATCAGCTCGCAGTCGGGGACGTACAGGTCGCGGTTGTCGCCGATGGTGTTGTTGGCGATGTAGCGCAGCGCGCCACGCTTGGCGCCATTGCCGTTCGTGACCACCTCGGTGTAGGCGGTGCTGCCCTCGTCTGCATCGATGTCGAGCACGTCGCCATCGGTGATGCCGCCGCCCTTGACGATGGTGACGCGGCCGAGCGCAGCGTCCACGGTGTAATCGACGTCGACGGTGGCCGCGGTGGCCGCGCCGTCCGGGTCGATCGTGACAGTGACATTGGTCACGTCGCGGGCGCCACTGTTCTTCGTCGTCGAGGTGCCGAGCTGGTAGGCCGCCCCCGGGATTGCGCTGGTGACGCGCAGGGTCGGAAGCGCGGCCCCGGAGCCCGTTCGCGTGGCCTTGTCGGCCAGCAGGTAGCGGCTGTAGTTGTCGTCGTCCATGTTGCGCAGCATCAGGTTGAAGTTGCGCGTGATCTGCGTCATGGAGCGCACGGCCTGCTGCGCCGTCTGGTCGTCGCTGGTGTAGACCTCGACGGTCTGCGTATCGATCGTCAGCTCGAGCCCGGGGCTGTCGCCCATATACAGCTCGGCCAGCGTGTTGCCGTTGTTGTCCCGGGGCGCGAAGTACACGAGTCCGGCGCCGAGAACGAAGTTGTCGCTCATGGGTTGATCCCCTCGATTGCCGTTGTTGCTCCGAATGGCTGCCAGAAGTAGCCGAAGCCGCTACTGAAGGTCTGCCCGCCGCCTGCGAGCGCGCCCATCTCGTAGAATTCGTCGCTTGGGCGCCAGCCCACGAGCGCGGCAAGCATCGCCGACAGGATCGGGCTCGCTTCGTCGCGCACCCCGGTGGCGGCCTGCTGCCCGCGGGCGTTCCGCACGGCCAGAATCACCATCCAGCGGACGGTGACGATCTGGACGCGGTTTTCGGCCCGCGTGGCGCCGGGCTGCATGCCGTCGTAGGCGACGAACGCGGCCGGGCTCTGGTTGCCGGCCGTCGTCTGCGCGTCGGCGATGTCGGCGATGCGCTTTGCCGCCTTCAGGCCTGACACGGTCGCCAGAAGGCGATCGCAGATGGCCTGTTCGGGCGCCAGCAGATCACGCAGGCCCGCGCTCACTGGAGGTAGCCCTCGATCACGGTCAGGAAGTCCTGCCGCCATGCATTCGGCAGGCCCTTGGCCGGCTCCGGCAGAAACGGCCGCGCCGGCATGTCCATGAACCGGGTGTGCGCCTTGACGTGCACCGGCTTCGGCGGGCTTACCGGGTGCCCGAATGCCTGCGTGATCATCCGGATGTGCGCCTTGACGGTTTCCGGCCCCTTGAATCCGAACTGATGGATCGGGGCGTACTTCACGTTGGTCCCGACCTGCGCCGTGTTTTCGTCCGCACGGGTGTTGAAGTTGTTCCGCAGGTTGCCGGTGTCGCGCAGCGGCTGCCCGCTGCGGTGCTTGGGCTTCTTCCACGGGGCGCCGTATGGGTCGGTGCCGGTCATGAAGCCGAGCAGCACGCGCGACTTGGCGTGCCGCGCGAGCGTTGCCATCAGGGGGCGCGTGTCATCGAGCTTGTCCGCGATCATGCCGAGGTGCTTGCCGATGTTCTGGTCGCCGCTGAGGTCGATCTCGATCACCAGCGGCCCCCTCCGTTGTATCGCGGGTCCGAGGCCCCGAGGTACCCGGTCAGGCTGTCGGTGTCGAACCGGGTCGCCGGGGCCTCGGCCTCGAACACGTCGTCCGCCGGGGTCGCCGTGACGCGCCCGGTGGCGTTCGTCAGGGTCAGCTTGCCGTCGCTCACGCGCTGCAGGAAGTCGCGCGCGGAGCGGAGGGCCTCGGTGACCGCGCTCGGCGGTTCGCCGGTCCACAGGCGCGCGCGCGCGAGGTCGCAGGCGATCGTGACGATCTGCGCCGGCGGATCGGCGAGCGGCACGTCGTAGCGGCCGCTCAGGTACGAGTCGATCATGGCGTCCGCGTCGGCCAGCGCCTGTTCCACCACGCCGCTGTCGGCGATCGAATCGCCGTCGCGGTCGGCGAGCTCGAGTATCTCGGTCTCGCCGAATCGGGCGTACAGGTCGTCTTTCGTGGCGTAGGTCATGATCGCCTCGCGTGGGATAGGGCCGTCCGTGGCCGTTGCTTCTGTCCGCTACGGTCTCACTAAGGCGTCAGGTGTCGGCGCCCTTGTCCTCGCCCTTGTCCTCGCCCTTGGGGCCGGCCTTGGCGGGCTTGGCGTCGCCGAGGTCGATCAGGCGCTTGGCCTCGTCCGCGTCCTGCACGGTGATCTTCGCACCGGCTTCGTGGCGCTTGCCGCCGTGCTTGATGGTGTTGATCACTTCGAGCTGCATGGCATGTCTCCGGGTCAGGACGGGCGGCCCGGTCAGGCCGCCCGCCGCATGGTGCTGCGCCCAAGCTCGCCGTTAGGCGACGCTCTTGATCAGGTAGCCGACGTCGGCCGCCACGATCAATTCGACGACGCTCTCGCCGACCCGGACCATCGTGCCGCCGCGCAGGCCGATGTTGCGGTCCTCCCACTGGCCGGCGATGCGGCCGCCCCACTGCGCCGTGTAGCCGAAGGTGACGCCCATGCGGGTGTTCGCCAGTCGGTTGCGGTGCAGCAACGCCACGCTGCTCGGCCAGACGCGGGCGTAGGACGGGCTCGCGCCCTCACGGGCGGTGTTCACCCAGCCCTCGCCGACGTAAATGTCGTCGAGCTCGAACAGGGCAGCGACGGCCTGCTTGTCGACGATGCCCGTGTCGCCGCTGTTGCGGTTGATCGCCTTGACGATCTGCGGGTGCGTCTGCAGCGCACGCCACGCCTGCTTGCCCATGACCGCGATGTTCGGGGGCATGAGCGGGGCGTCCTGCCCGGCATGGATGTCGCCGATCGGGTCGCTGTTGGCCTGATCGGTCCACTGGTCCGTGCCGGAGAGCGTGACCTTCCGGCCCGTGGGGTAGTTGGCCGCGTTCATCACGAGGTTCGCCGTGCGGATCTCGCGGTCGAGCACGATCAGGTCGGTCAGGCCCTCGGTGGCATGGCCGAGCGGGTCGTGGCCGTCCGGGGCATTCTCGATGTCCGCCTGCGGAATGCCGTCCTCGAGGCCGTAGTCCCGGGTCGAGGCCGAATCTTCGGTCGCACCGAACTCGGTCTGGTTGACGCGGCTCTTGCGCCCGACGTTCGTGTTCGGAACCGTGAAGCGTTCCTCCTGCGCGAACTTCATCCAGCGGAACTCCTGCTGGCCGACCGTGACGCGCGGGAGCACGTCGTCGGCGATCAGGCGCCGGTTCGAGTACGCGACCGTGATCCCGCTCAGGCGGGGGTCGCGCGGGAAGGGGGTCTTGACGTTGCTCATCGTCCGTTTCCTCTGTTCAGGTCCAGAAAATCTTTCTGGCGTGCCGGGCGCCTGTTAGCCCTGCATCACGCCCGGGGCGATGAACACCGCGCCCACGTCGCCATCGACACCCGAGACCTCGGCGTAGCCGATGATCCGCACGTTGCTGCCGGACGAGGGGTTGGCAGCCACGGCCTTGCCGTTCGCGTCCGAGGTCAGCGGGTCGCCGCGGGTGACGTTGCCGCCGTAGTCCACGGGCGCGATCCCGTTGCGATGCACGTCCACCGGCTCGCCGGTGTTCACGACGCCGTTGGAATCGGGCACGCCATAGAGCTCGGTGCCGACAGGGTCGGACACGCCGAGCAGCGCGTCGGTGGCCGCGGACGCCTGCACGACCGTGGTGTCGCTCGCGTCGAACTTGCAGATGCGCCGGGGGTTGATGGTGCCGGCGGCATTGTAGTTGGTGATGAGCCCTTCGATCTTCATGGGGGAGTCCTCGGGTTTGCCCGTGTTTTCGGTAACTGTCTGCCGCTCGGTTCCGGTGCCCCGCCCTTACGCGGCGCTCGTGTCCCGGCCCTGCGCCACGACGTCGTAGGCCTCGGTGAAGGTCACGTCGACGCCCTGCTGGCGCATGCGCTCGACGTAGGCGCGGGCGCGGGTGGCGTGCTCGGCCTCGGACAGCGAGACGCTGCCGCTGCCGCCCTTGCCGCTGGCGCGCGTGTCGGTGGCGTGCTCGTCGAAGTCGACGAGCTTGGGCTGCGCCTCGAGCATCTTGAGGTATTCCTCGCGGCGCGTGATCTTCTCGGCGGCCTCGCCCTCGCCGAAATCGACGTCTGCGGTCGCGGCGTCGAGCGCCATTGCGAACGCGATCGTGCGTTCCTTGTTCGCCGGGAGCACCTTGCCGCCGGCGACGAGCGCCTCGACGCGGCCGCGGACCTCGGTCTCGGCGATCGCGCGCTCGCGGTCGGCGATCTTCTGCTCCCGCTCGGACAGGTTGGTTTCCTTGTCCTTGAGGGTGGTTTCGCGCTCGCTGAAGCTGGCGGCCTGTTCCTCCAGCTTCTTGAGGCGGGCTTCTTTGTCTGTATCCATCGGATCGTCCTCGCTCGGGTTGCCTGCATGCCATTCGGCCATGTGCGCGGGGTTCGCCGCGGCCTGCGCGTTCGCGTCGGCGGCCTCTTGCGTCAAGTCCTCGATCATGAAGTCGGGGACCGCCTTGTCGGCCGCGTCCGTGCCATCGCGCTGCACGATGTACTCGCGCAGGCCGCGGAAAAGCCGGGCAAGCATGCCCGGGTCGGTGAACTCGACGACGCCCGCTTCCTCGGCCGGGTGGCTTTCCGAGAACGCCGGATCCGGCATGCCCTTCACGGCCGGGGGCTGGCCGCCGAGGAAGCCGACGTGCTTGAGGTACCACACGCCCGGCTTCGGGTTCGTGGGGGCGTCGGGGTGGTAGAAGCTGGCGCTGCGCTTTTTCCAGCGCCCGGCCTGCACCGCGTCCTCGAACTCCTTCATGAGCTGGTGCGGCTCGGCGACGATCTGCCCGTCCTCGGACAGCGACAGCGCCTTGATCCAGCCGTAGGCCGGGCTGTCGGTTTTGGGGTGCCCGACCACCACGGGGGCCTCGTGGACCGTGGGGTCGTAGGCGTCGACCGTCGCCTTGACGTCGGCCTCGGTGAACTCGATCTGGTCGCCGCTGGCAGCGACGTGACGTCCGGGGCGGAAAATATGCAGGAGCTTCATGGCGCCTCTCGGGTTGTCCCGGCGGCCGGCCCGCCGTAGGCCCTGTTGCGGGCGAGTCTTACCGTGCGCCGGCGGCCAGTCTAGGGGGAGATTTCTCCGGCGGCCCGGCCGATCTTCCACAGTGCTTGCTTACTCTCTCAACCTATGGT